TTGCCTATTTTGTTATAGGCAGTATTGTTGGATTTATTTATTTGAAATCTAAAGGCTATCTAGATTAAAGTCCCGACTATCAAATACTAGTCCCGACTCCCCGACTTGTCCTCTATGACTGTTCCCGACTTTTGCTCTAAAGCTTTAGTCCCGAGCAGTTGCGCTAACCTCTTTTCAACTTCGTCCCGACTCATCTGATCAACCTTACCATGCAAGACTTCCCGACGATCTACAATTAATCCCCCGACCTTTAACAATAAGTTCTGGGCATTTATTGCCGCCGTAAAGTTTCCTTGCGCCCAGGCGTCGTCTCTAAGCTTATACAGATCTTCTACTGCCTTGTCATGCGTAAGCTCAAACTTCTTCTTGGCCTCGACCATCAGCCGTTCGTATTCTCTTCTAACGTGTGCATACTTCCCGCCGGGTCGCATATATCTGCCGACAACGATTGGATTTTTAAATCCTGCTTTTTTTGCCGCCTCTGAAAACGTAAGTCTAGGATCGTTGACTGCATTCCAGACAAGCAACCTCTGTCTCTTGGTAAGCTTCTTCTCTCCTTCGCTTAGGTATTCGATAGGCATGTCATCTGTAGGCTCCAAAACTGGCTCTACCTTAACACTTGCTCTTAATCTTAGATCTGGGGCTGGCATCTTTGTTCTCTCTCATGTTTACACTTATAACTTTGCAATTATATCTTCTAACAAATCTTACTACATCTGGTCGCTCAAAGAAAGCTATCAGATCTTCGCTTAGATACTTCCTACACTTTTCGCTCAATTTACTCATACTTTTGTCACACCTTCTGACAAAACTCTGCCAAAACTATCAACCCCCCGTAAAGCCCTATAATATAATAAATAAAAACATATATACGTATATATATATATGTTATTTATTAGTTTTGTCATACTTTTTCTTACCCACCCTTTTCTTTTACGATTTTCGAGGGTTTTAGGGTTATTCTCAAGGGGTATCCTGACAATATGACAAAACTGCCAAAAGTGCATTCTTATCACCTTTTTCGCGTTTTGACAAAACTGACAAAATGACAAAACCCCCGCTTTTTTGTCAATATTTGTAGATAAAAGGGTGCCTTTTGTCATATTTTTACGACAAAACTATTCGTCGTCGGGAGTGAAGACTATCTCCTTAGTAAAGCCAAAAGAATTATATAAAATATCGTCTATCTTCTGTATGCCTATATCGGGAGTTTCTGCGTAGGATAAAAGTTGCGTGGTGCCGTAAGTGAAGATCAATAAAGCTACATCTTCTGCGTTAGCGCCTCTGTCGGTAAAATCAGCAAAGATATCGTTCAGACGTCTTTGCATTTCTTCTGCCGTAGGTGGGCCTTTTTTAAACGGGACAACTTTCATATTAATATTGTATAGGAAGTGGGATCTTTTGTCGCGAACTAGATCCCAAAGTTCAGAGTAAATGGCGACTGCATCTTTTATTTTTATACAAGCCAGATGAGGTGCCTGTTCCGGATTAAATTATTAAAAGGGTTAAGAGACAAATAAAGAGTCCGACAATAGTCCAGAATATTTGTTCTTCGTATTTCAATTAGCCCTCTCCGTACTTCCAGTTATTATTGGCTGTATGTTCCCTCCAGGTATCTTCCAGATATTGTTCGTCGTCTAACAAATAGTTGTTAGCCTTATTGCGAAGTTTTCTCATACCTGCGCAGAATTCTGCAAAGTCTTCGCAGCCGTTATCAATAACTTCCTCTGCTACTATGTCTGCATCTAAAAGTAAACCTTTTAATCTACTCATATCAATTTACCTCTCTTGAATTATTAACAATATACTCAGCATCTTCTATTGCGCTATGCAAGACGTTGATGAGTTCTTGTTCGTGGCCTTTAGCTTTATAAAAAAGACCAATAGCTAGATTATGTACCAACAAATAAGATCCAACAACGGGATCCATCATGTCCTTGTTTTTATCAACGACACATTTTGTTGCGTAGTTTTTAAGCATATCAACCGATAAGTTGAAAGCTAAGTCTGAGTTCTTTTCAAACTCTTTGTGTTTATTAGGTTTCATATCATTCTCCAGATTTATGAATTAATTACAAATAGTATAATCATTTTTGTTTACTTTGCAAATATATTTTGTTATTCTTTTTCTAATTATATTTTTAGGAGAAGATATGAACGAACTAAACCAACTAATGGACCAAGCTATAGGCATACCTACAGCTACCGGTCCCAAACATTTATTAGATATGCAAACAGACTTACGAGCCTATAAAAGGCTAACAGAGTTTGTGCGTTATATTTATGATCATCATCCTGTGTTATTCGACCAGGCCTATTCAAAATCTATGGAGAAAGTAAATGAAAACTAAAGAAGCAAAAGATCTTGCAAAGAAACCTGTAAGAAAAAGAGTTAGGAAAAAACCTGTTGCTAAAAAGGTAAAACCAGTTGTAGCAGCAGAGCCAAAAGTAGAAGTAAAAGAACCTCTAACAAATGTAGAGAAAGTCCAGGTTGTATTAATAGTGCTTATTATTGCCGGCATGTTTTACTTTGGCATCTAATGCCACTTAGAGATTACCAGCAAGAGGCCTTAGATGCCTTAGAAAGCTATGTAGCGTCGCAAGAGGGTAATCCCCTTGTTGTGATGCCTACTGGCTCTGGTAAGTCTCACGTGATTGCAGACTTTGTTCTGCATATGAATCAACAAAACCAGCAGAATACTTTGATTGTAAGCCACGTCAAAGAGATCCTGCTACAGAATTATGAGAAGCTACAAGACGCTTGGCCTTACGGAAGTATAGGATTATACGGTGCCAGTCTTAAAAGGCGAGATAGTCAAAACGATATTATCTACGCTCAGCTTCAATCGGTTTGGAACAAAGTGGAACATCTCCCCCGATTCCACCTCCTCGTAATCGACGAGGCCCACTTAGTTCCAAAAGAAGGTGAGGGAATGTATCGTTCCCTCATCTCTTCTTTAAAAGAACAAAACCCAGAATTAAAAGTTGTTGGCTTTACTGCTACACCTTACAGACTAAATTCTGGAATGCTAACGGACGGCGATGGATCTATATTTGATGATATAGCTATTGACTACGGAAGCGGTGAAAACTTTGTCAAGCTAATAGACGACGGCTATTTAGCACCCTTAGTAACCAAATGTATGGATACTGAATACGACGTAGAATCAGTAGGAATGAGAGGCGGAGAGTTTATCCAAACAGATCTACAAGAAAAAATGAACGACAAAGGCAGAACAGAAAAAGCTATTCAAGAAGTCCTTATAAAAGGTTTGAATAGAAAAAAATGGTTAATCTTTTGCGCTGGTATAAAACATGCTGAAATGGTCTGCAAACTATTAGATTTCAGCAATATCAGCGCAAGGGTTATCAGCGGAGAAACACCTCCGAATGAGAGAGACCAATTAATAGAAGAATATAAAAGCGGTAAACTAAAAGCCTTAGTAAACTGCGATGTCTTGACGACTGGGTTCGATGCCCCTATCACCGATCTCATCGTCATGTTGCGTCCTACCCAATCACCTGGTTTATATGTCCAGATGATGGGTAGGGGTATGCGCCCAGCTGAAGGTAAGAAGAATTGTTTGGTATTAGACTTTGCTAAGAATATTGAACGTCATGGTCCAATCAATCAAATCAAGCCAAGTCAAAAAGGTAAGCGCAAAAAGACCGGTCAAGCACTTGTTAAGTCTTGTCCTGCCTGTAAGTCTTATGTACCTAAGAGCGTAAATACTTGTCCGGATTGCGGTCACACCTTTCCTGCAAGAAAGATAGACCTAGATCTTATCTCATCTAAGTTAGATGTTATTTCTAACGTTGCAAAGAAAACTAAGTACGAAATAAAAGTTATAGATATGTGGGTCGGCGAACATCAGAAGATAGGATCAGCCACCCCAGTATTAAAAGTGTCATACAAGACACCCAATAAAATAATTAGCGAATATATATGTTTTGAACATACCGGTTATCCACGCGATAAAGCTGTTAGATGGTGGAGTCAAATGGGAACGCCGGCAAGTTTGCGTAAGTCTCCGCCAAGAACGGTAGAGGAAGCTTTGTTTAGACAACTGGAGATACGTAAACCAAATTTAATTAAAGTAGATTTTTCTGGTAGATTTCCTAATATAGTCAATCACATATGGAGATAGGTAAACCAGCAGCATTTTATCCGTTTAGATCAGTAGGTGAGTTTGTTTATATTCCCTATCAAAAGACAGACTTTGAATTAGTTTTTAGAGGCGGACAAGATGATATGGATAAGATAATAGAATATTGGCATTTAATTAAATCGCCAAAATATTATAAAACCAAAAGCTTAGCAGAAAACTTACAAACGATGTATGACGATTTACAGTATTGGCCAAAGCCAATGTTAATTAACCAGGTCGTTCAGGCCTTATACTTGGAGTATGAAGATGAAGATAGATGAACTAAACACTTACGAATCAGAGCAAAGGGGAGAAGCTTTAATCTTTGCCGATATACCTAACGAGGCTTATCACGCTGGAGTTGGGATTAGCAGTAGTGCCATTCGTAGATTCGGCGAATCGCAACTGCACGCAATAGAACACGTGCAAGAAACCACACCTGCTATGAATTTTGGAACGGCAGCTCACACTATGTTAGTTGAAGGCGATGAAGCTTTTAATAATGATATAGCTGTATTAACTGGATCTCCGTATACCAACGCCAATAAAGAACTTAAAAAAGAATACGAGGAAAGAGGCCTAACGGTTATTAAAGAAGCTGAGTTAAATCATATTAAAGGTATGAAAGCCAATATGATAGAAGAGGGTAATATGTATCTTAATCCAGAAGGTAAACTTGCTGAGGCTAGTTTCTACTGGTATGAGGATGAAGTCTTATGTAAGTGTAGGCCAGACGTTCTCTGCCCTCCTCTAACAAAACCTTATGCAGATAATAGTGTTGTGGTAATAGATTATAAAACAACGCAATCCTGCGATCCTAAAGCCTTTGCTGGATCTGTTAGAAAGTATGGCTACGATATGCAAGCGGCTTGGTATAGAAGAGGTATGCAAAAAGCTGGATTCAAAGTCCAGGAGTTTGTCTTTGTAGCTCAAGAAAAAGTACCACCTTATGCTGCAAAGGTATTCAGAATTACAGAAGAGCAAATGGATATTGGCTGGGAAAGAATGGAAGGCTTTTTAAAAGATTATAAAAATTATTCAAAAGGCGGACATTTATCTATTTATAACTCGCCAAATATTGTAGACTTAATACTATAACTATTATATTTACAAATATGCAATATATGTCGAAATACATCTGTGTCTATAAAGACGAACAAGAACTCCAAGCGATTGTCATACCAGCTCCTAATCAGGATACAGCTGAGTTCTTTGTTAAGTTTGGCAAGACGTTAGATCCAGAAAATGATTTCGACATATTAAGTATTACCAAATTCAATCCAACAGAACATATCAGTTTAAGAATTCATTAAGAAAAGGCTAGGTGGGAATCAGACTTTACGGAGAATGATGGAGGTCCCTTATGGCGTCCTAGCAAGCCAATTAAATTATAACGAAGGCTTAGCTGGTTTTGCAGCTGGCTCTTCAGTTACCCAAGCAGGCGGAGCGTCAGCAGATTCTGCTTTCATTCCCTCTACTGGTTTAAATTCAAGCACTTTGTTCTTGTCGCCGTAATCTGGGTTATCGCTTTTCTCTATACCGAGTTTACATACAACCTTCCTACCAACAAGTTCAGAGGCATTTGATGGTGGATTATCTTGTAGACCCAATGCTTTTAATAATTTAGCAAAGTTTCTAGAAGCAATCTCTCTTACCATTTCCTGCTTACTGGCATCACCATTTTTATACCAGAGGTTGTAATTCTCTCTGATGATCCAGTTATTATACTTATCTTCATCTACCTGCACTTCTAATTTTAGGTAGTCATTACCAGCTGCGGATGTAGTCTTTTCGCAAACACTAATCCTGCATCTGTAATCGCCCTCTGGAATAAAGGAGTTACCTTCATCCTTCGTATCGAAATCAAACTTGACGTCAGCAAAATCGCTCATTTATCTTCTCCTTTAGTAGTAAAACCAAGTTTATTAATAATGTATGATAGGTTAGGCTCTTCAAAAGAATCTAACTTACCACTCCTATCCTTAGCGATATAGTTATCGCCAATTGTTGTTTGCAACCATCTATTGGTTACTTTCTTTCCTTCTTCATTCTCTTCAGTAAATGTTCTAAGACATAATACTTCATCAAAGAAATAAGGAATCTGTGTCGGCAGCTTAGCACCAACCATCATAGGTTGATAGTGAAACATACCTGTTGACTCATCTCTGAGTTTGTCTTCTTTAGCAACAAAGATTACGTGAATCTTTAGATCTCTAAACCTACGCATAGTTTTGGTCATAACTTCTATAACTTCTCCATAGGCTCTTCTAGGATCTTTAGATCTAGCTTTCTCTTGCGCTAATAATAATTCAGACATCTCAGTCACACTATCTAAACAGACAGTATCGTAATCAAGTTGTCCGCTTTCTAATAACGCAGCAATCTCTTCAATCTCAGATGCTTCTTTAACCTCAATAGCAGTTACATTCTCTGCATCTTTAATAGATAACAGACCAGCCTCCATACTAATAATTAAAGTCTTACCTGGTGCAGTAGCGCACGTTGTTGTTTTACCGGCGCCAGAAGCACCATAAATTAAAAGCTTGGCCCCTTGGTTTTCTACCAACTGGCTAGGACTTTTAATACGTTCTAGGATATTCGACATATTCTTCTCCATAAATAATAAAAACCTATTTTAAAATAAAAAAATATAATATACAATAGGTCAACTAGATAAATTAACGGAATGTATAATGAACG